TTCTTCGGTAATCTATTCTTAATACTAAATGTTTTAATCTCGTCTGGTGTCATGTCTTTATCAAATGCAGCTCTTCTCTCTGCATCAACGACATCACCAATGTTACTTAAATCTTGTATACTCTTTTCAATCTCGTTTAACTTAGATGTCAATCGTTTTTCTAAGTCTTTAATCTCACCTGGTTTCAACTCAGACAATTCATCATAGTCGATTATATCTCTTTTCAGTTCGCCTTTGACAACATCAATCTCTTGGACTTTCTTTTCAAAGTCTTTTAGATACAGATTCATATCGAACTTGAAATCTTCTGGTCGTTTGACAAACTTCTGATTCTTAATATCAAAGACTGCATCTGCCTTAGCGTTCTGAGAATCGTAAGTTTCTTTGTCTGTGATAAAGTAATAGTTGACAGGATGTTTTGTATTAGGTATTTCTTTACCTTGAATATTGTCTGGATTCTTTGCAGACAAATACTTCTTAGAAAGTCTTACTCTTTCATCTTCTCTTTTATCCTCTGGCACATCAAACAAAACATTGATGTCTAAGTCTGCATCATTTCTGTATCTGTGTGTAAGTATAGAACCAATCAAAGTATATTTCAACACAGGATATTCTTTTTCAAATTCTGCCAACTGGTCCTCAATCATCTTAATTACAGATGGTTTGATTACAGGGTTTCTAGTATCCTCTTTATCAAAGACCATAGGAGCATATGTGCTTCTAGGGATATCAATTATCGATTCTTTGAATGTGTGAAATGATTTCATTTACTTCTTCTTACTATATGCTTGTGAACCAAAAAAGGCAGCAACAATACCAGCAACTGCGACAAAATATGTAGCCGCCATATCACCAAGTATCTTACTTGCCGAATCTAAACCTGCCAGAACAGCAAGTACAACTGCAAACGGATATAACAATAACCCTGCCAATGCAAACCAAGTCATTGTTCTTTGTGCATCACGCATTGCATCTGCATCTTCAAGTTCTTTTCTTTTGAACTCCATATACATCTCGTGTTCTTCTTTACTTACTTTACCATCGCCATCTGTATCAGCAGGATGGTATGCATTAACTACTTTCTTTTCTTCTTCTGCCATTATCCTTTTACCCAGTTTTTGGCCATGTTGAAATTCGCACGACTGAATTCTAGTCTGTCTACAAGTTTTACAGCACCGCCTTGTTTAATTGCTACATATCCTTCTGGATTAGTAACTTTGAACCCGTTGTTCGTTCTTAAAAAAGAACCTATACTCTGTATATTATTTAGTTTCTTCATCAATACAGCCTTTGCAGACTGAAGTGTTATGTATGTTGCAATGGCAAAATAAAGACCTTCTCTATCTGCCCTAATTATTCTCATACCAACTTCACGAATTTCTTCATACTTTTGTTTAGTTGACTCTTGTTTCTTACTGTCGATTTCTTTTTGTATCTTATCTCTGAAATATACTTCAAAGTTATTTGCTAATGCTTTTGTATTCTTAATCGGTGTACCTTCTCTAATGTAAGTATTGAAAAATGTTTTCAACTGAACACCCAATGACAATGTGTTTTTGTCTTTCTTAATCTTGTCAATAAATTTACCAGCCTTGTAAGCAGAACCTTCTGACATTCTAATGATGTTGTCAAACGCAATTGCTTCTGTCCTAGTAAAACCAGGGTTCGTTTGTTTATACATTGCATCATCAAAAAATACATCTTTAGATTTCTTTAGACCAGTAACACTTGCACCAAAACTAGCACTCAACTCTTTGATTGTTTTGCCAGAGTATGATGTGTGAAATATAATACCAATCTTTGCCTGGTCAACTCTCTTATATAGAGAACTACCTAACAGACCTGTCTTAACAACAGGCACGGCATATGTTATCGTGTTTGGTGTAAAGACGATTGAATCTTTACCATCAACTTTTGCACGACTCTTATCACCACTAGTGAACAATAAGTCACCTTGTAGTATGCCTTTGATACCTAACTTTGGAAAATATTTTAGTGCGACAGTTAGTTTCTCTGCCAAAGCACCGCCATGGTTTCTCTTAATATCTGCGTTTGTGTAATTAATTTTTGGAGTTGCGTTGAATAACGACTTAGTTGCGACAAAGAACTTGCCGTTCTCTGGATTTGTACCACAAAATATAGCAGGTGCACCATCCCATTTAACTGAAATCTGTGAGGCACCTTCGGCCCCTTGCAACATGTCTTTGATGGATTTTAGAAACTCAATTGCCGTTCTGGCACCTTGACTTCCATTATTGATAATCTCATCTTCCAGATGTTCCAGATGTGTGTTTTTATCCTCTACAATGTAGTCTTTAAAGTCTTGCATTTACACTTGTTCCATTAATTTAATTTACACTATTATTTATAATATGTAGCTATTATACACTATATAAAATGTCTGTGCTGACATTAGGTGTCGAAATATTCAACCTAAGTTGAATTGAATTCAATATATCTTTATAAAAGGCCCGTTTGTTTCTGAAAACTCTTTCTTAGCACCATAGTAAAGACAACTCAACCAATCGTTAAATTTACCCTTACTATTTATTTGTTGATAGATATGCACCCACTCTAACGCAACCAACTTTGATGTTAATCTTCCTAAAACATTCTTAGTATCACGATTTGCAGCTGCTCTTTGAATTAGTGTAGAGATTGCTTCGTTACTGTTTCCAAAATCAATATCTAGCCCTCTTGTTCTATTAATTTTCTTGTACAGATTATCCCAATAATTTAATTGACTTGCTGTGAATTCTCCAGTAACACTTATCTCTCTGTGTTGCGTTGGAGATAATGGTCTTGCTAAGTTGATTGGTCGTAAAAAAGCATCTAGTGCTTGAGTTGATGCCTTTCCTAATTTAGCACCACTCTGTCTGCCTTTAGGAGTTAGGTCAGTTTGAACAACTGTATTTGGAATACTATATCTGAAACTTCTTGCCTGAACATGAATCTCTGTTTCACCATCAACAAAAAAATCTAATGCAAGTTCACCAGTGTCAAACATACCATTTCTATCCATATCAAGGTTGCATTTTAAACTACCATCTTTTAACTGAAAAGTAGCACCACCTGCTTTAGTTAGATTTGATTCTTCAATCTTTGCCTGACTGACGCCTAGTTTAATTTCTTTTAAAGAGATGCCTAGTAGTATCTTTTCTTTTAACAACTCTTTCATGTACATATTCAGTTTAATTAATTTTGCAGTCTTGTCTATGTTTTCATTTCCAATTGCAACAATCTTTTTCAAAACAGTTTTCTCAGCCTGTTTTTTTACCATTACAACATCCATAGGATTCCATCTGTCTTTTACAGAAACACCCATCTTCTTAGCAGCGATAGATTCAATCTCACGCATGATACCTTTATCTCTGCTGTAGTTATATTGTTTTTGATTTCCTAGATAATCTTTTAACGCCTTAGCCTGCAACTCGAATGTTGCATACCATTTAGCAGGCATATCTGGATATACTGAATTGACAATCTCTGGTATTGTAGGAATCTTACCTCTTTCTATGTAAGACTCAAACACCATCAATGAGCCATTTTCTTGTTTTTGTGTTTCTCTAGCATCACTTGCCATAGTTTTCTCTCCGTATACTGCTATTTATACAGTAGTCTGGAGAGAAAGTCAAGCAGCTTTTAGCCAGTTAAGATTAAGAACACACCGATACTGTTCATCACAAGTATTGGTTGCGCCTGTGTGTTTTATATGTTGAGGAAAAGTAACAAGTCTGTTCGCAACACTTTCTACTATTTCGCCAGTTTGAAATTTTGTATACCCGTTGTTTGTATTAAGATAAAATACAGAAGTTAAAGCATTGGGTGGGGACTTCTCCATATCTACATGATAACCAGCCTCAACGCTTGTTTCTGTTCTTTTGTTTAGGTTTACTTTAACTTTTGTGAATACAAACACACCCATCTTATTACCCATGTCGGTAAGATGTCCATATAAAGGACTTAATGCCTTATCGAAAAAGTATGCAACATGAGTCATCTGATAATCAGTTTTTGGATTACCTGGTCCATCAGGGTCTAGTGTGGGCCGCATGTACCATGGAAACTCAGGCGAAAGAATTGTATTCTTTATGCTTTCAAAATAATCTTTATCTAAAAAATTATCTTGTATAATAATATCAGACATTGAGAGTTGTGCCTTTGAACACTAGTGATACACGAAATTTATCGTTCTCGACTGCTCTTGCGACATGAGGTATTCGTGCATCAAAGACCACATAACGACCAGGTCTTGGCCATACTGATTGTTGAATATTTTGAGAATGTTCTTCTGCTTGTCCAAACCCAAAAGGAGTATTGATTGCCATTGCCTTCATCTCATCAGTAATGTTCGGAGTCCACAGTTCTAATGTGCCGCCATCATCTGGTGTCATATCAGGAGTTAAATAAAGTATAACAGTATATTGATTATCAGTCCAACCATCTACATGCATACCACCTGATTGATGTGGGCCATGACCATTTAGATAATGTCTTATGAGTGTCAGACCTGGATTAATTTTATCCCAAATCTCTTTAACCCAAGGCTGTTGTATTTCATAATCAACTCTCTTAGTATCACTACCGCCCAATGTAACATGCTTATACCCAACACGATTTTTGTCCGCTTTCATATCGGGCGTTGAATACCATTCATCTTCCCAATCCATTGCCATAGCAGCATCATAATATTTCTGAATTTCTTCTTTTGTAAATGCACCATCATTACAATGTATAGACCACTCTCTCATACGCAATTACTCAGGTATGTAAGAATAATTAAAAGACAGACTTATTCTATCTCGTCTTAGGTTGTTTGTCTTTATAAATGTATCACTTCCTGGTGGTTCATTTACAAACAACCCAACAGCTTCTTCTGTTGCTTTATTTCCCTCAACAGAATGTTTAAGCCAACTTGGAAACAATAAACACATTCCTGTTTTTGGTGTGTATCTGTGAGTTGAACCTGCCTTGAAGTTGTTTCGATTTTCATCTGGCAAATCTTTCAAATAATATTCAGCATCATCTGGTCTATGAAAAACAATATCACCCATATCTTCATGTGGAACATCTACATAATAAACACCACTTATAATACTGCCGTGATGATTATGTATAGAGTTATAGTTTCCAGGTCCGTTTACATTATACCAAACAGCTGTCATCTGTAGTTTAGGCAACTCAACATGACGACAAACTGTTGCTACAGCGTCATCTATTTCTTTTTGCAGAGCATCAAATGGAAGTTTTGTGTCTGACTCACTTTGCCAACCCCCATAGTTGGATTTGTGTACAGTTGGTTCGTTTGATTGTTTTATAGCAATATGCTTATGTATTTCTGAGTCACCTTGGGTTGTTGTTTTAGGACTCTTATAATCTAACTGCTTCTCCCATACTATTGTAGGAAAAAGAAAACTGTGTGTCATATTACTCATTTTTATTCGTCAGGCGAACCCACATCAGCTGCCTCAGTTGGCGCTTCTTCATCAGTAGGCAAATTATCTTTTATGTTTTTGCTTTGATGTGCGATTAAAATTTGATGATTCAAAATCTCTGATTGTAGTTTCTGAATAGCCGCAGTTGATGATTGTACTTGTAAAATAGAGTTCTTAACCTCTGGTGTTAAACTAGTTTCTTCGTAGTCTTTATTGTCAATGGTTACTGCCATATTTTTCTCCTGTATTAAATTTTAAAATCTGTAAACTCACCAATCTTCTGCGTGAATTTACTCGTCATTGATGTGTCGACTTGACCACTATCAACTAAGTCGGTCTGAGCATGTTGTTCTACATCATACAAACGCATCTTAGACCTGTCAACACCAATGATAAACTTTCGATTTATCGTTGGGTCGTTGTATCGATTCTTCAGCTGTTTAACCATTATCTGATTCTTTTCTTCTAGTTCTTCAGATGAGATTAACGCAAACATAAAGTCTGCCGTTGCAGGCAAACCAAATGATTCTGAAGTATCTTCAAGACCAACATCACTACTTACAAAACCACCTCTTGTAGTTTGTGTTGCAGAGAATATTGGAATGTCTTGTTCTACAGCAAGGCCTCTGAGTTCTTCTGCGATTGCCTTGATGTAAGTATATGAGTTCACATTTGCACCTGCCTTGAATCTTGACGAAGCACAGATGTTTAAATAGTCAACGAAAACTATATCTGGTTTGAAAGACTTCTTCATTGCAAGTTCACTCAATAGATTTTTGAAGTGTGCAACTGAAGCCGAAGCAGTTGGATATTCTTTTACAATGAGTTGACCAGTTGTTTTCTTTTGTAACTTGTTAATCTTTGTTTCATACATCTTGTATGGTAGTTCTTCTAAATCACTCATACCAACATTCAACAGATTGGCATCAACTCGTTCTGCGATTCGTTC